TTTAAACGCTTTAACAACCATTGTCTTTGAGCCTCAAGACATACGATCTGTAAACGCTCAGTTTGATCCGCAATTAGTTGATTCTGCCAATATAATGTTCTCTCGCGGCTCAGAGCCTCTTTCACCTTTGGGTGAAGCTGAGCGCATGGGGATGACTAACACTGATTTGCTTCCGACTCCTGAAGAGTTGGATCAAATGAAAAAAGACACATATCAGCCAGAGCAAAAAAGGTCTTTGGTTGAAGCTGCTCAGCTTTTACAAGACCGATGGGAAGCCGCTACGGGCCGTACAGAGCAGTTTGAATACACATCAGAGAACATTGGCATATTGTCCGACATGCTTGCCTCAGAGGCCTTGGTTGCTTTAGAGAACGATTCAAACGCTATAGGTTGGTATGACCGTAAGATAAAAACAGCGAAGGAAGTCATGAGGCTTGTAGAGCCTAAGATAATGGCTTCACCTGAGAATGAGGCGGTCTTTGATTTTGTCCTTGCGGTAACTTCCAACGGTCAAGCCGTTGTTGATAACTTTGAACTAGCGACTGAGATGTTCCGGTTTTATACCCGAAAGGGCCGATTACCTTCTTCAAAGAAAGAGTTCAACAAAGGCGGCGAAAGAAATAAAGCCATGCTGGAGGCTTTTAACTTTCACAATGCATACCTCGCAAGCGGTCAGAATCAAGCGTTACAAGACTTCTTAGACGATGACTTTACAGTCAAAGAGCTAAAGGAAGTAGCCAATCAGTTTAATGAAGCTGTTGGTTTTAAGGCAATGAAGATCCCTAGCGCGGAAGGCGCTAACGTTGTTGTTAAAGGAAGTTATGTTCTTGGGCCTAAAATTGGTCAAGGGTTCTATCAAAACATTCGTGGAAACTATGATCCGTTAACTATGGATATCTGGTGGATGCGTATGTGGAACAGGGCCGTAGGGCGGCCTTTCAAGGTTCCGTTAACCGACAGCCAACGCGAAGAGCGAAGAGTTGAAATAGCTGGCCTTTTGAAAAAGTCTGGCGGCCTGCCAAAGCAACTGGTCAATGAGGTTCTTAAAGGACAAGATCAACCTCTTACTGAAATAACTCAAGATCCAGATCTTTTTGATCAGTTCATCAGAGACTTAAACAGTCGGTATCAGAGGTTCTTTAAGGACTACAAAGAAGAAAAGGGCGTTAACCACGATAAGCCGGTAATATTCCAGAAGGTTGGCACTTATGTTAAAAACCTTTCAGATCAGCTACAGGCTACCCCCAAAGGTGTTGTTGAAAGAGCTTACATGAGAACGGTTGTGGAGGCTGCAAGAGAGCGTTTAGCTGAAGCTGGCTTCGATATAACGACAGCCGACTTCCAAGCATTGATGTGGTATCCTGAAAAGCAGTTGTTCAGAGCACTAGGCGTACAGCCTGGGCGAGGATCTGACAACGATTACTTAGATGCAGCAGAGATATTAGCCGACAAAGAAGGAGTACCCCGTGGAAAAGTTGAAAAAGCACTCAGGGACGCAGACAGAAAGCGAACAGTCGATGGTCAGTCAAGTGCCAGAGGGCAAGATGGATCTATTCGTACAGATGCTTCAAGACCTGACAGCCAAGAAGAAAGCCCAGCGTTTAGCCGAAGAGAGCCAACGTTAGCAAGTAAGATAATCCCCGAAGGGGAAGTTGACCGTGTAGTCGAGAAGAACAAAGAAGACGCTATTAATGCGTCAGCAGGCTTTGTTCCGACCTTTAATCCATCTTCCGACCCCTATGCTCAAGCCGTTGCAGCAGACCCCGCTAAGGGCGCTGTACTGCCTCCAGAAGAAAAGGTGTTTTTCTCTAGAGCTAACTCTCCTGAACTGCCAGCAAACATTAAAGCTGGCATGGACGCTATGATATCTGCCTCGCCAGATAATAAAACTCCAGGGGAAACGTACCTTGATGTGTTAGACCAAGGGCCAATAGATCGGCAATTGACGGAGGTAAAGCAGGGTACGGTGTTCCGTTACGCCCAGATTGAAAACTACAAAGACAAGCTTGAAAAAGAAGTTTTAGCAAGCTCTAGTGCAATGGTTGCTGCTATGGATGCCGACAGGTCTTCAGCGATGACAGCAAGCGCATTGACAAGCGGCTCTATCGTTTATAAAGGCGGCATGACTCAAGTTGAGGACTTTGATCACACATTCTCAAACGAATCATCTAGAGCCGGCGAGACAAAGACATTTAAAGGTCTTATAGATGTCATGGGTATGCTTTACCAAAACGGAACATCCTATGAAGAGATTGCTCAAACATACGCTATAGCTAGAAGGGCTGGCAGGCTAAAAGCCGAAGGGATTGATTCCCCTGGTAACCCAAAAATCTGGGCTGAGCAGATTAGGTACGCCGAATCCATATTAGATGCTGATGGCAATTCTATAATCAAGGATTGGTATGAGGTCTGGAACGGTTACAACAGCAAGACAATTCAATTCCTTAAAGATACTGGTGTCTTAGATGATCAGACAGCAGAGATCTGGGCTAATCAATCAGATTATGTTCCATTTTATCGGCAAGCTGAAGGTGTTGAAACTCCAGACATACCAAGTCTTTTTGGTGGCTTAACTGCTTCTGCTGGCTTTAAGGCCATCAAGGGCAGCGAAAAGCAAGTTAACGTTCCGTTGCTTGATGCAATAACGATGAACCTTGATGCTGCCGTAGGCATGGGTATGCGTAATGTTGCTCAACAAAGAATTGTTCGGGACATGGTCAAGTACGGCTTGAGTCGAGAGCTTAAACCGAAAGAAGTTGCCAGAGGAGAGCTTGTTGTTACCTTTAAGGTAAACGGCAAGACCAGAAGGTTTACTATAGATGACCCGTTGGTTTATGAATCAATGCAACCGCTCGTTGGTGGTGCTGGCCTTGATCTGGTATCCAATATCTTAGGGAAGCCAGCAAACTTGCTAAGAGAGATGGTGACAAGAGATCCAGGGTTCATCATGGCAAACATGATGCGAGATACCTTGTCTGCTTACGTCACATCTGGCTCTGACTTTATTCCTATCTACGACACACTGAAAGGCTTTGCAGAAGCTGATATAGAGCAGCTAGAAAGACGGGGCATTGTTGGTGGTTACGACTACAGCAAAGATCCATCTGACATTAGCAAGTATCTAAATGACAAGCTTAAAGAGCGCGGCTATCTAACAGACAAGACTCCGTTTGCGCTGAAGCCGTTTATTGGAGCTTGGAACGCTCTTGGCGGCCTAACAACTAGGTCGGACGCGGCTACAAGAAAGGCTGTTTATGAAGACGTTTTAGCTAGAACCGGCGATGATGCAGAAGCTACCTTCCAAGCCAAGGAAGTTATGAACTTTGGTCGCCGTGGCGCTCATCCTGTAATGAGGGTGATTACTACTGCAATACCATTCTTGAATGCAAGACTTCAAGGCCTTGACCTTCTTCTAAGTGCAACAGTTGGCAAGAGAAACGCAAACAAACAGCTAAGCAGAGGTCAGGCTACAAGATCTCTGTTAATGCGTGGATCAATGATTGCTGCGTCAACGGCACTTTACTTCATGCTTGTAAGCGACGATGAGCAATACGAGCAGACAGATGAGATCAAGGACAACAACTGGCTGATTCCAACTCCTTGGGGCGTTCCGTTTAAGTTCCCAATTCCTTTTGAGGTAGGTTTGTTGTTCAAGGTTATTCCCGAAAGGGCATTAGCTTTAGCCACAGGCAGGGCTACGGGTCGAGAAACAGTGGAGTCATTGACTAGGGGCGCGATAAGCACCCTAGAATTAAACCCCTTGGGTGTTCAAGCAACTGCACCACTTGTTGAAGCTATGGTTAACTACAGCTTCTTCACTGGACGATCTGTAACGCCAGTGTTTGTTGATATGCAAATAGCCAAAGAATATCAAGACCTAATAGGCACCACAGAGATGGCTAAGCTTTTAGGTCAAACATTCAACATGAGTCCTATAAAAGTTGACTACGTCATGAGGGGCTATACCGGAACGCTAGGTGCTTACGTCATTGATATTGTTGACACCATACTGAAGAGTAAGACGCTTCAAGGCGATAATCGGTCAGTGCTTCCAGCTAGAGGATTGTCACAGTACCCTGTAATTAAGCGGTTCCTTGGTCAAGAGTTTGGTGGAGAAGCGACTCAACGCCTCTATGAGATGAGCAATGAAGTAAACACTTTTTACAACACGTTCAACAAACTGGCTAAGGAAGGCCGCGAGGAAGACCTTCGTAGGTTCTCAGCGGGTAGAGAGCACCTGATTGGACTCAAATCGTCAACCGATGATCTTCGTCAAAGTGTAGCGGATCTTCGTAAGTATAGACGATTCATACAAAGATCTGACATGACCGCAGCCCAAAAGCAAGCTGAGATCAGAGAGATTGATCAACAACAGAAGTATCTTCTTGAGGTTGTTCCTCAACTAATGGAACTGGCTGATCTTCCTTCGGTTGATGTGGGATCACGGCTGCGTTAACGCTGACATCGAGATGCGGGGAGCAGTCCCCCGCAGCAAGATGTATAACGTGTAGCTGACCTGTAAAGTCGCAAACCAAGGTGCAGTCACCCCCTTTACTATCATCATTTTTTACAGCCACCCAATCGTGAACGTGAGCATTAACCGAGCCTGCGTAAAAAAACAACGCCAGCAACAAAGCGGCCCTCATTGTTCAAGGTTCCGTCTGACCACGTTGTAAACGGTGTGGTAAGGGAGTGCTAAATCTTTAGCGATCTCCATGTAACTCAAGCCGCGCTTCCGATGCCGCAGGATAACGCCAATATACTTTTCACTTACCGTTGATCTGCGCTTCTTTTCATCAAAAGCTTCTGGCGGCGGGGCTGGCGGGATGTACCCGTTCTGGCCTCTAATAGACTTCAAGAACAAATTACTCACTAGGCACCTCGCGGATGTTGTTTACAGTAATGGTTGACTCACCCCACATCTCAACTAGGTTCATTTCGCCGCCGCTTTTAAGCCTTTCAAGTGCTTCTTCTTCGGTTTTTGCCTCAACAACAAACTCGGCATCTTTAGTCACTGATACCTTCAAATAAAACTTGCTCATATTTCCTCCTTTAACTTTATCTCATCTCGGATTGCGAAGGCCAAGATGTTCTCTTGATTAAGCGCAGCAACGTTTTTTGGTCAACCCTTTGCTCAGCCAATATTTTGCTGAACGGCACACCTTCTGCCTGCATGTTCCATATCCGCCGCTTTTGTTCTGCCGAGAAATGCTCGGTATTGACCCTAGATAACCTAGCGTCAACGTAATTTTCCTTTTGTTTGTCTTGAGCCTCTATAGCTCTTAAAAATAAGTTACTGATATAAACC